CTGAGACTGCCCGTGATTTGGCTTCTGATTGGGCGACTAAGACCACCGGGACGGTGGACGGGTCGGAGTATTCCGCGAAGTATTACTCGCAGGAGTCTGCGACTCAGGCCACCGCTAGTGCCAGTAGCGCGTCGGCTGCCGCTGGTAGCGCAAGCGCCGCATCGACAAGCGCATCAAATGCGGCTACCTCGGAGACAAATGCGGCTGCTTCGGCTGTGTCAGCGGCGAGTAGCGCCGCTGCCGCCGCGTCTTCGTATGACCAGTTCGATGACAGGTATCTCGGCGCGAAGTCGACCGGCGCTCCAAGTACGGACAATGACGGGAACCCGCTCGTAACAGGAGCCCTCTACTACGACTCGGTAGAGGGCAAGATGTATGTGTACGACGGCTCGGGTTGGTTGCCTGCTAGTGCCGCGAGCGTGGCGAGCATCGTCACCTATGAGTACACGGCTACCGCAAGCCAGACGGTGTTCACGGGGAACGACGACAACGCGGTGAGCCTGTCGTTCACGGGTGCGCTGATTCAGGTGTTCTTGAATGGTGTGCTGCTCAGCCCCGGTGATGACTACACGACAAGCACGAACACGGTGACGCTTGCTAGTGGTGCGGCGTTGAATGATGTGCTGGTGGTGGTGGCGTTCGCGTCGTTCAATGTCGCTGACACTTACACGCAGGCGCAAGCCGATGCCTTGTTTGCGACTAAGACTGAATTGACTTCTGTGGAAGCACTAGCCCTGTTGGGACTCTAAGGAGAAAGAATGGCAAACTCATTTACGGTCCTGTATCGCGGGGCTGCTGCAACATCTAGCACGACTTTGTACACGGTTCCGTCTGCTACGCAGACGCTTGTTACGTCGTTCGTGGTGACTAATACAACTTCGACTGATGCGACGTACACGATCACGATGAATGGCGTGGATGTTGCGAAGGACGCAACGGTGGCAGGTAACGACTCGGTGATTATTGAGTTCAAGCAGTTGCTTGATGCGACTCAGGTGTTGGCTGCTTTGGCTTCTGCTACGTCGGTGAACTTCTCTGTGTGTGGATTGGAGATTTCCTAATGGCGGTTTCACGGTTGAAGTACCCGACGTTCTTCAATATGACAGCATCTCAAGGAAACGTTTCCATCGGCGGTAACGTGACTGAGGCTGGTGGCTACCGAATCCACACGTTTCTAACTTCAGGAAATCTTCAATTTCTGAAATCAAAGACCGTTGACTACTTGATTGTTGCTGGTGGAGGTCCGGGGGGAAGCGCAAATTGGGCCAGCAGCGGCGGTGGCGGTGCTGGCGGTGTCCTGACCGGCTCCACAGGTCCCGGTGTTGGAACCCTGACCGTCACCGTTGGTGTAGGGGGATCATCCGTAGTAGGAGCAATTGGTAGCAATGGTGGCAATAGTTCATGGAATTCAATTACAGCAGTTGGCGGTGGATCAGGCAGTCCTTCCACTAACGCTTCGATAAACGCTGCCAGTGGCGGATCGGGCGGAGGGGCTTCCGGCTCGCAGTCAACTACGACTGCCGGGGCTGGTATAGCAGGACAGGGAAATAATGGCGGCAGCGGAACAGCGACTTTAGGACCAAGTTATGGTGCTGGCGGTGGAGGCGGTGCTGGTGGTAACGGTGCAAACGGCTCGTCGGCTAGTGGCGGCGCAGGTGGCGGTGGAGTAAGTAACAGTACCTCCGGGTCCGCAGTCACCTACGCTGGCGGTGGGGGCGGGGCTGCCTACGACAAGGCTGGCGGCCTCGGTGGATCGGGTGTTGGTGGAAACGCCAACGCTGGCGCATTTCCATCTCTAGGTCAGGCTGGTCAAACTAATCGTGGCGGCGGTGGTGGTGGAACGGCTGGCAACAGTGGTGGCTTGGGTGGCGCAGGCGGCTCCGGCATTGTCATCGTTCGCTACTTGATCTGATGCCTCGCTGGAAAGCCACCGAACAGATCATCAACCTTCACAAAGACGGTGAAGTGTTCGATGAGAACTGGATGAACTACGACAGCATCTTCCAGTACATGCCCGAACCGACAGAGTGGACGCAGGCCCGTCCACCGCGTGTCGATGAGATTGACATTTGGGAAGTCATCTCTGAGATGAGTGGCCCTGTTGGTGTGTATGCGGCGTGGCAGCCGCACGCTGAGTTGTACATCGTCACCCGCCATTGGCGGATTGTGCAGGAGTTTTCTGGCTGGATGGCTAATGCCCGGTTGGAGAAGTACCTGCAAGCGAACAACATTCCGTACCCGAAGGGGCCGGATGCGGGAGTTCAAGAGTTTGTCCCATCGAAGTTGATTATCGCCTAGGAGAGTGTGATGCCCGAAACTAAGAGCCGGGACACCGCTGACATTGTTGGTGACGCGGCAGCGACGTATGCCACGAAGGAAGAACTGGAAACCGCAGGCTTCGCTGCGTTCTTTTTGATTGGAGCATGACCAATGGCTATTGCCTACAAGCCTGCACAGGTGCAGGGAACCGCATCGACGGGTACTTACGCGACGTTGTATGAAACTCCGTCTGCGACGGAGGCTGTCATCAGCACCATCGTCATCTGCAACACGGCGGCAGCAACAGCAACGTACCGGATTGGTTTGGATACGACGGCTGGTACACCGGGTGCGAGCGAGTGGTTGGTGTACGACGCTACTGTTCCAGCAAATGACACGACTGCTTTGACCCTTGGTGTGTCGCTTGATGCGGGGAGGTTCATTCGCGTTTCGTCGTCTGCTGACACGGTTACTTTCTCAGCGTTTGTTTCGGAGATTTCGTAATGTCGGTCCTACGAGTTTCTGGTAGGTCTTTGTTGTCAGGAAAAAGTACGAATCTCAAACTGACCGCTCTATTTATTGGCGGGGACTCTACAGAGGAAAGTGGTGGGTACAAGATTCACACCTTTACCACTACGGGTTCTAGTTTACTTACTGCTGCAACCGTTTCCTACGGAACGTTAGGTGCAATAGCCGGTAATCAGTTGATTGAATACTTACTTGTCGGCGGCGGTGGTGCTGGTGCGGTTGTAGGCGGCGGTGGTGCTGGCGGTATGGTTACTGGTTCTTTTACTTACGCTGGTGAAACGTCGTTTTCAACAAATGTTGGCGATGGTGCACCGGGAGTTGCTGCCCTTGCCGCACCTGCAAATGGTCAAGATACGACCTTTACGGGATTGACGACAGCCCTTGGCGGTGGTGGTGGTGCGACTTCTGCTTCTTATCCACCCTTAGTAGGCGGCTCGGGCGGTGGTGGATCGTTCGGTGGAACCTATGTAAACGGTGCTGCTGGAACTAGCGGTCAAGGAAACGCTGGTGGAAACGGCACGGGACAATCGGGTGGCGGCGGTGGCGGGGCTGGTGCGAATGGCGGCAACGCATTGTCATCTTACGTTCCGGGTCTTGGCGGTAACGGGCTAACAAACTCTTTATCCGGGTCTAGCACCTATTACGCTGGCGGTGGTGCTGGCGGCGGCGACAACCGCAATCTCGCCGGAACCAAGGCTGGTGGACTTGGCGGTGGCGGGACTGGCAGCCACACGACTCAGAGTGGTGGCAATGGAACTGACGGCCTTGGCGGTGGTGGTGGGGCTGGTGCATTTGTTGGAACTTACCCCGGCGGTAGTGGTGGTTCCGGCATCATCATCGTTCGATACCCGATCTGACTTGTAGCAGGGACTTCCCGGTAAGTCCCACAATCGAATAACCGCAAGCATTCTCACAGCCCCCTGATGGGGGCTTACTCATTTCCCAAGGAAACCAATGTTCGATAACCCCGGGACGGTTCTAGCAGTCCTGTCAATCGCTGGCCTGCTCATCTCTGCCTTGATCTTCGTGATTGATTCTCGCATCAACCGCATGTATCGGGAGATGAAACCGAACGGTGGATCGAGCCTGCGTGACGCGGTTGACCGGATAGAGAAGAAGATCGACGGCCACATCGTGTGGCATTTGGAGGACGACAAGTGATGTGGACTATTGGCTTCTGGCGCGGGGCATCAGAACGAGCGATCAAGACGGCAGCGCAAGCGGGGCTTGCGTTTTTTGTAGTGGGAGAAACAGGAGTTGCGGACGTTGATTGGGCGACGGTCGGTGGAGTGGCGGCGGTTGCCGCGATTGCGAGTTTTCTTACAAGCCTCGCCTCTGCACCGTTCGGACCTGCGAATACACCTTCGGTCGTATGGGACGGGGATGTCGTAGATGGCTAAGTTGGTCCCCGCTGGTGTGACTCTGCGTAAGCAGACTGATCTCCGCTGGCCTGGCCGGGATCGTCGTTCTGATGGGTGGGTTGGTGATGCTGCCCATTCCGCTCGGAAGTCAGATCACAATCCTGACAAGGATGGTTGGGTTCATGCGCTCGACATTGATGAGAATATGGGTAAGCGCGGTCCTTGGCGTAACGGTCGGACTGCTCGGCAGTTGGCTAATCAACTTCGTCTTTATGCAGCGAGTGATCTCCCAGGTGCAGACCGGATCAAGTACGTCGTCTACGAAGGACGCTTGACGAGCGGAACGTACCGGGCTACTTGGTGGAAGTGGCGTAAGGGTAACTGGGGTCACTACCACCACATTCACGTTTCGTTTACGGATGCTGCGGAGACTAACTCTCGCTACTTCCCCCTTCCGATTCTGACGAAGGATCGGAAGCAGAAGAAGTTGTGGTGGGAACAACTCCGTGGCTACTAAGAAGAGGTACAAGACTGCCGCGTGGACGCGCAAGGAGGGTCAGAACCCTGAGGGTGGCTTGAACGCTAAGGGTCGCGCCTCTTTGCG